ATCTCGGTGTCGCCGATGTCCATCCAGCAGCGGATATCGAAGGCATCCTTGGCGTCCGCGGCAGTGGCAGAGCCGACCGTTTCGCCATAGAGACCTACCGTCAGCCCACCAGCGGTGCTCATGTCGCCCGGCATGAAGATCGGCGGCAGCTTGATCCCGTCTACCACGGCGGAGGCGAAGTTCAGGTAAAGACTCTGATCCCCGGTACTGGTCAAGGCTAATCCCGGAGTCGTGCCGGTGGAGCCCCCGATCAGAATCCCGCCCCAATACGCGCTCTCCCCAGAGGTTCCGGCGATCATAGTTTCCGCAGATGCCAACTCGCGCGCCTGCATGAGATAGGGGCTGAGATCGATATACCCTTTCCCCAGGGAGCCGGGCAGAATTACCTTGCCGGCACTAGCATCAATCTGCCCCCCCGGGGCCACAACTAGGCCGGTTGCCCCCTGCGTCTTGTAGACCTTTGCCGCGCCCGAATAGAGCTTATCGTCGGCCATATCCTGTCTCCTTTATCCCCTAGCCCTCTTATCCGCTCACCGTGGCGGTCCCAGAAATCGGGCTATAGAGCTGGCGCCCATGAACCGTGGTCGCGTTGGAGGTCGGCTTATTCCTCGGCCCATAGAGGATAGTCAGAACCTCCACATTGCAGGCGGCAGTCGTGTTCATGTTCGCTTGAATGTACCTTTTCCTGGGTCGGTGGATATCCAGATAGAGCGTTCCTGCAATGCCGGAAGCCTCGCCGCCGGCCGGCCCCGTGTACTCTGACATCGCATCGGTGGCCGTGCCTCCTAGAGCGATGAGCTGGTTCCCGGTTGATGTGGTTTCGAGCATCCCGATCAACAGGACATTCTCATAGCCGTCCGTGTCGATAATCGTTCCGGAGACCGCCGTAGCCCCGGTCGACGCCTGCCGGTCGCTGATTACGCTTTCCAGGCTGAACATCTTAGTCATGTGTGACCTCCTCTATTCTCCGCTCGCTATCCGCTCTAGCTGGCGCTGTTGACGAATGTCTTGACCGGATTGGTTCCTGCATCGAGCAATACTCCATCATGTCGAGAGAACCCGATGAACGCGACCTGGGCGAACTCGGCATATCGCTCCTCCAACCTCCGCAGGGCGAAACCCCGGACATCCCGAATGATGTACTTGGCGAAATCCCCGAAGAGCACGGAGATAGCACTGGCCGCCATAGCCGCCACATCGTTGTTGACCGTGTAGGGGAAGCCGTTGATCGTATTGGGGATACCGGCCGTCGGCTGAGCCGGTTGCCACAAATAGCGCCCTTCGCCATCCTTGAGCTTCCGGATTTCCCGCAGGGTCGAGTCCCGGAACATATACCGGGACGCCTGGCGGTAGGCGATATCGACCGTATGCTCCAGGGTGATCAGGTCATCCCAGGCTACTGAAGTTGTCTGCCCGGTAGCCCCGCTCACGCCAGTCGTGGCATCGTTGACGACCCCTGACGGCTGGTTGGCCCCGACCCCAACCGTGAAATGGGTGTTCGTGATCCTGGCGATCCGAATACCCAGGAGATTGGCGAGCCAGCCTTCAACGTCGATGGCCGAGTCCTGTAGGAACTGGTAGGATACCCGGACCAGCTTGCTCGAATACATAAAACTCTTGAGGATTCGCGCCCCAACCGTGACATCCTGTTCCGTTACCGCCGTATTCTCGGCCAGGATTTCACCGGTGTTGCTAGTATCGTCGCTGGTCGGCATGGGGAGATCGGCACCGTCGGTCGTATTCAGGATGGTGCTGACACCGGGGGAACGCATTCCGCCATACCACAAGAGGGCCTGTTCAATTCGGGCCTGGAAGCCCTCTGGAACGAGGAAGCCGCCCGCTGTGGGGACGTTGACCCCCATGGCCCTTCCCTCAATGTACCCACCCCGCATGATAGCCCGATCTTCAGGGTCATCCGCGCATCGGAGATACCGGCCATAACTAGCCGCGTATTCTGGCGTAGCCCGGAGCTCACTGGGTGCCAGCCTTCGACTCAGGATATCCGCTGCCGGGTGCCGCGCGGTCAAGCCAGCCGCGGGCGGCGCTGCCGGTGTCCGCTCCAGCTGCTCCTGACGAGTGATGCGGGCCCCCAGGCCGTCCAGATCACTGTTGGCCGCGGTCCAGTTAGCCTGTTCCTCAACCGTCAAATCCCGGTTCTCGGCCTCGGCGCCGTCTACGATGGCTTTCATCCGCTCCCAGAGGGTGCTTTGCTGTTCCTTCAATTCCAAAACGGTCGCCATGTGCAGTCCTCCTTAATTCCGCTTCACTTCGCTTCGCTCCGCTTATCCGCATAACCCGGGGAGCTTATTTCGGCTTGAGTGCTACTGTTAGACGCTGATAATCGGCCAGACTCCGCGGGGCACTCAAGCCGCCCATTTTCTGCTTCATCTGGCACTCGTTTGGGCTAA